TCCCGGCCGGGTCGGCGCCGCCTGCAAATGCCGCGTTGAGGACGTTGTACCCGGCGCCCATCGCGGTCACCGCGTCGACCACGGCGTTCATGTCGGCGGGAGGGTTGCCGGATCCTACGCTGCGGGTGTCGGGCGGCAGGGTGAACTGGGCGGGCATCCTAGCTCGGTCCTCCCGTCCTTGTGCCGGTCGCGGTCAGGGTGCCTTACTGTGCGCGGGGCAGCGCCATCTGCCCGTCCCGGGCGCCCGGGACGGCCGCCTGCCCGTCCTGCGCGCGGCCCGACCCTGATCCGTAGGCCGGCTCGTACGCGGTCGTGTAGGCCGCCGTGGCGGTTCCGGTCCCGGCTTCGGCGTGCGCGGCCGCAGCCAGGCCCGCGAGGGCGGCGGGGATGGTCATGACGCCCTGCCGTGCGGTCCCGTAGGTGACGGGCACCGGGATCTCTGCCGCCGCGGTGACAGTGGTGACAGTAGTGACAGCGGCCGCTGCGGCGGCCGGGCTGAGCTTGCCCGCGGCAGTGACCGTGGCTGTCCCGCTGACCGCCGCTGCGGCGAGCCCGGTTTTCGTGCCTGCCGCTGTCAGCGCGGCGGTGAGGGCCAGGGCCACGTCGGCGGAGACGGGTGCGGCGCCGACTGTGGCCGTGGCCGTGATCGTGGCGGTGGTGGCGGCGGCTGCTGCGGCGAGGCGGGTTCCGGTGCCGGCCGCGGTGATCGTGGCCGTTTCAGCGGCGGCTGCGGCGCCAAGCGCGGTGACCGTCCCGGCCGCGGTGATCGCGGCCGCCGGGGTGACAGCTGCCGCGCCGAGAGCAGTGCTGGTCGCCGCGGCCGTGATCGTGGCGGTGGCCGCTGCCGACGCGGCGGCGAGATCCGTTTCGGTGCCGGACGCGGTGATCGCCGCGGTGGTGCTGACGGCTGCCGCGGCGAGGGCGGTGACCGTCCCGGCGGCGGTGATCGTGTCCGTGGCGGACAGGGCCGCGTCGCCGGAGACTGTCGTCCCGCCGATAGCGGCCGTAGCCGTGATCGTGCAGGTGGTGCTGGCGGCTGCCGCGCCGAGCGCGGTGCTGGTGCCGGCGGCGGTGACCGTCGCGGCGGTGGCCACGGCGGCGGCGGCGGATTCCGCCGCGGTGCCCGCCGCGGTGATGACTGCCGTGGCGGCCACTGAGGCGGAGGCGAGGCGGGTCCCGGTCCCCGCCGCGGTGATCGCGGCGGTGGCCGGGACCGAGGAGGTGCCCAGGACGGTGCTGGTGCCGCTGGCGGTGATCGCGGCAGTCCCGGCCACGGCCGCGGCGCCGAGGCCGGTACTTGTCCCGGCGGCGGTGATCGCCGATGTGAGAGCCAGGGCGGCATCGCCGGAGACGGTGGCGGCCGTGACCGCGATGAACGCCGCCGACGAGCCGACGAAATCGTCCGCCGTCGCCGCGGTCCACCCGCACGCCAGCGTCGTCCCGGACGACGCGACTGCCTGCACGGCGAACCCGCGGCCCTCTGCGCCCAGGTCCGTCGAGGAGATCCGTGTCCAGCTCGCGGCGGGGGTGGTCGTCATCGTCGTCAGGCCCGAGTGGATGACCTCGTAGGCCACCAGGGCCGACGCGGCGGTCAGGCCGCTGATCGTCCACGACGGGTTCGACGCGCTCGCGCTGGTGCCCGTGTCGTTCCCCGCGACCGCTACCGGGGCGTTCCCGGCGGTTCTCATCGTCGCGGCGACTAGCTGCTTGTTCGTGGCCGCGGTCGTGGTCATCGCGACGTTCTGGGTGCCGGTGGCGATGTTGTCGAGCCAGTAGACGTAAACCCGGCCGGCTTCGGTGGCCTCGGTGTCGGACCGGAGCCGGGTCATCGCCGCGCCGCCGTAGGTGACGCCGGACACCTCGTCGGTCGTGGTGCCGTTCTGGTCGATGAGGACGCACGCGGCGCGGGCATCCGCGGCGGCGGCGTGGGAGGTTGTCTGGGTGCCGGTGGACGTGAACGCCGTCGCGACCGTTTCCGCGTCGCGGCTGATGGGCGGCGGGGGCGGCACCGTCGCGGTGAAGACGGTGCACAGGTCGTTCGAGGCGTTCGAGGTCAGCGCGCTGACGGCGCGCTGCGTCCAGGTCATGCCGAGCCCGGACGTGTCGGTGATGGCGATCGTCTCGGTGCCGGAGATGGTCGCCGAGGCCGTCAGCGCGACCAGCACCGCGCCCGTAGGCGGGGTGAACGCCGGGCTGGTGGCCGACGTCGCGTGGATGCCCGTGAACGCCGGGGTCGACGCGTCCACGGCCGGGGAGCCGCTGATGCCGGGGATCTCGTACCCGGCGATCGACGTGGCGTTCCCGGTCGGGGCCGACGCCCCGATCGTGACGCCCACGCCGGAGGTGACCGTCCCGGTGTACACGCCGGCCGTGCACTCGACGCCCTGGCTGGCGTCGGAGAAGTCACCCAGCCCGGTCGCCGACGTGGAGTTACTGGCGTGCAGCGTCCACGCGGTGTTGATCGTGAAGTCGGAGATCGACCAGTAGAGCAGCGACCCGGAGAAGTTCGGGGTGAGGGTGCCGTGCGCGGCGCCGGTCTGCTGGGTGCCGAGGTTCGCGCCGCCCGTCTCGACGGCGTTGGTCAGGACGATGACCGCCAGGGATGTCCCGGCGTTGGTGGTGCCGCCCTGCGTGGCCGTGACGGTGAAGCTCATGCCGTGCGGTCACCGCCTCACGAGTCAGGCGGGCAACCCGCTAGGCCGCCAGCGGGGTCAGCGCGATCGTCAGAGTCGTGAGATTGAGAGTGTCGCCACTGTTGATCGACTTCGCCACCGTCAGCGCCGCCGACCAGTAGAACGTCCCGCCCGACGACGCGGAAAACGCCGCGATGTGGGTGATCGTCTCCGTCGCCGCCCCCGTGAAGGACGGTGTCGGGGTCACGGCGATCCCGGTTGCCGTCGCCGCGCCGAACCCGACCGCTGTCCGGGTGCTGGTGGTGGCGACCGCGGTAGTGCCGCTGGCCCCCGGATCGGCGGTGTGCAGCTCGATGAAGATCGTCGCCGGCGCCGTGAAGGTGACGCCGTTGCCAGCCCCGCGGAGCACGTTCAGCCAAGCTCTCGCGGTGTTGACGTCTGATATGCCGACAGTCACTGCTCCCCCTCATTCTCAGCCTCGGCCGCGGCCTGGGCGGCGAGGGTCTCCGGGCCGGGGATCACCTCGGCCTCGGCGATGACCCGCAGTTCGCCGATCACGGTTCCGGGCGGTTGCTCGCTCATGCGTCCTTACCCTCATCAGCCGGGGCGGGCTCGTGGACGGGGCCGTTGACGTCCTCGCCGCCGAAATGCGACACGGTCGTCCCGAACTTCGCCTGGCCCAGGAGCTTCCCCAGCCGTTCGGCCAGGTCCCGGTGCGTGCCTTCGGGGGCATCGCCCTCAGCCTGCGCAATCCACCTCATGGCGCCTTCTTCCGTTTCGCTGCTACGGCGCGGACGTCCGCCGGGGACGGCTGCACGTCGACCACCACGTCCGCCCAGCCTGCCTCTGCCAGGACCCGTTCCAGTTCGGCCGGGCGGATGTTCGCGTAATGCTCGCCGTCCAGCAGCCGGAGCTCCCCGTCTACCGCCGAGTGCGGCGGGCGGCCCGGAGCCGCGGTGGTGACGATGAGCCGGCCGCCCGGGGCGCACGCCATATACGCGGTGCGGCAGATCGGCCGCCAGTCCGCGGTGTGCTCGAACGTCTCGGCGCAGACCACCACGTCCCATGTCTCGCCGCCCGGATCCCACGTCGCGGCGTCCGCGACGATATCCACGCCATCGCCCGGGCGGATATCCAGGACCGTGTAGCGGGCGGCGGCGGGAAACAGGCGCCGGGGGGAGCCGTTGATGTCCCGCCCGCCCAGGTCCAGCACCGTCACCGGATCGCTGGTGGCGTGCTGCGCGATCCACCCCATGGCCTGGTCATGCACGGGCGGCCTCGTGCCACAGCGTCGAATGCTCGCCGGAGTACCTGGCCGGCGGGTCGCCGGTGAAGAAGTACGCGGCGACGCTCTTGCGCCACCTGGCCGCGGGCTGCGGGTGGCCGTGCCAGGACCGGTCGCTTGTCTCGAACACCACCGTGCGGTTCATCTCCGGTGCCACGACGGCAGCGGGCCCGGTCTCGTCCCACAACTCGAGCGCGCCGCCCTCGTCATCCCACCCGTCGTTCAGGTAGATGAGGTGGTTCAGCCGCCGGTACCGGCCGGTGTGCGGGCTCCGGTTGAAATCGGCGTGGACCGCGAGGTAGCCGCCGGGGGGGATGAGGTGGTAGCCGCCGCCGACCGTCTCCATGTGCAGCCCGGGAATCCCGAACGCTTCTTCCAGGTCAGGCGTGCGGGCCTTGATCTGGGCGAATAGTTCCCGTGTCGCGGGCTTCCACAGTCCCGGCGGTCCTTCCAGTTTCCGTTCCGTCGTGTTCTCGTACCGCTTCCAGCCCGGCACGTCCGGGTCGGGGAACTCGCCGGCGACCTGGCTGAGGAGCCCGTCGTCCCACAGGCCGTCAGCGGCCAGGTGGGGGAACGGCAGCGGCCGGACGGTCAGAGGTTGACCTGGCATCGCTGCTCGAACACCTCCCGGTCCGCGCCGGCGTGCTGCTGGCCGAGGCGGTACGTGCCGTCGTCGGGTGCGAGGCCCCAGAGGGGGTGCAGGTGCTCCACCTTGGCGTGGGGCGCCATCGCCCACGTGCCGCGCTGCTTGGCGGCGGTGACGATCTCGTCGTCGACGAACCAGTGCCGGTACCCCTCGTGCGCCACGGTCCCGGGGCCGTCCCAGGAGGCGCCCTGCTCGCCGATGTAGGCGCGGCGGATCATGGGGTGCGGCGAGTGCTCCCCGGCGAGGGCCCGCGGGTTGTGCAGGTCGTTGGTGCCGATGACGTCGGCTCCGTCGCGGGCGGCGTGCTGCGCGTGGTCCAGCCAGCCGGGGTGGAACTTCACGTCGTCGCCGGTCAGCAGCAGCCACGGCGAGTTCGTGATCTGGTAGCCGATGTTGACCTTTTGCGCGAACGTGCCCGGCGGCGGGCCGTGCCACTTCAGGACCGTCGCCCCTGCTTTCACCCACGCCTTTTCGGACTCCGTGTCGTCTGCGTCCACGACGGCGAACACGGTGGCGAGCGGCGCGCCAGAGGCGGCCAGGGACGCCATGAACGGGGCCGCGTTCTGCGGCCGGCCCAGTACCGGGACGATGACCGCCGTCTCCTCCGTCGCAGGGGGCGCCTGCGACGTCAGATCGGCCAGGACCCGGGCGGCCACGTAGTCATCCTCGGCGACCCACAGCGTCTTCTGGTGGGTCGTCCTCACCCCGGTGTGGACGTGGACGGGGATGTCCAGCGACCCGGCGCGCATGCACATCGACAGGTCCTCGGAGACAACCCGGCCCATCGTCGGGTTCGGTATCCGGTCATACCAGGCGGCCCCGTACTTAGCCTCGATCCGCTCGAACACCGAGCGGTGGATCAGCACGCACGCCGCGCCCGTCCCGGCGCAGCGGGTCACCGTGTCCCGCGGGTAGTTCAGGCGGACCTCGAACCCCATCTCGCCGGTTTCCAGGTGCCGCCAGTCGAAGATCGTCGGCACCGGCGAGGTGCGCCAGCCGCCCATGTCGTCGCCGGAGTCCTCGCGCCACGTGAACGCCAGGCCGCCCACGACCGGCCGTTCCGCCGGGTCGGCCGCCTCGAGGAGCCGGTCCGCCGTGTCCGCGGCGAACCCCATGTCGGTATCCACCCACAGCAGCCAGTCAGCCTGCTGCTCGTCCAGGAACAGGCGGACGGCCTTGTTGCGGGCATCGGCGAGCCCGTCGGTGCCGCATTTCATCGCCACGTACCCGCCGCGGATGATCCGCGCCTCGTGGATCATGTCCCACGCGATCATCTCGATCATCGAGTGGTGCCACGAGTAGGTGACGTTGTGCCCGTCGTAGACGTACCCGACGGCGACGGCGCCGGCCCGGTCCTCCGGTACCGGGTCAGCCATGTGACGCCCGGTTGTGATCATCGAGCCTGGGTGTCAGCACGAGCGCGAAACAGACCGGGCATTCAGCCGAAACCGGCGGATCGGTTACCAGTTCGGGCAGCCGGAGGAACAGCGGCGCGCGGATATCAGCCACGGCGCACGTTCCGCTTCTCGCCCGGCCCGGCGGTCGCCTGCTCCACCGGCGGGTCGGCCAGCTCGGGCGGCGGGTCGCCGGACCACTGCACGCCGTAGCGGGGGTCGGTCGAGAACGCGTCCGGCATGGCCTTCACCACCGGGTCATCAGCGGGCCAGTGCTCACCCTGGCGGATGGCACGGTGGCAGCTGGCCACGAACGCGTTGTACTTCACGTAGACGATATCCACGGTTCTACTCCCAGGTTGATGTGACGGGCCCGGCACCTGGGGGGCCGGGCCCGCCACGACTTGTCACTCGACGCTGACGCCGAGATCCGCCAGCTTCGCGTCCAGGGCCCTGACGGCGTCCTTGTCGTCGACGCCGTCGCTGGCCGCGATGATCCGCTCGGCGAGCAGCTGGTGCACCCGCGGGTCGCTGGACGCGCCCGCGCTGCCCAGCGCCGCTTTCGGCGCGGCCTTCTGCTCGGCGGGCTTCTGGTCAGCCATCGGGGCTCCTTACGAGTTCGCGACGAGGAGGCGGAACCCGGCGGTGTTCGACGAGTCCGACCCGATCCGTGCGTAGGCGAACCAGCCCCGCTGGCCGGTCGGAACTGCGGGCCCAGTTCCGGCCGTGACCTGCTGGAACAGCTGCGGGACCAGCTCCACCGACATCCCGCCGTTCCGGGCGATGACGAAGTTGGAGAAGTCCCCGACGATCGCCTGCCCCTCGGCGGTGGTGGTCCACGTGGTGGTGTCGGGCATGTACGCCGACTCGTAGACGGGCCGGTTGAACAGCTGGTCGGCCCAGCCCTCCGGCAGGTTGACCGTGTAGCCGTGGAACACGTTGGCCGCGCCGATCTGCCGGATCGCGTTGTTCACGCCCACGCTCATCAGCCAGGACGCGTTCCGGCGGTACTTCTGCGGCAGCGACTTCCACACCGCGTACGGGTCCGGCGCCCCGATGGAGCCGCCGGTGGTGACCTTCACCCGGTCGCCCGCCGTCGCGCTGATCGCCGTGAGGATGCCCTTCGGCTCGCCCGTCCCCGACCCGATGGTGAACTTGTTCACCAGCAGCTCGTCGTATCCCTGGGCGAGCAGCGTGCCCATCTCCGACGCGAACCCGGGGTAGTCCATCCCGACCTCGATCGAGTAGGGGATGAACCCGCGGGCCATGTGCACCAGCACCGTGGGCTGCGCCAGCGTCGGGGAGTTGTCCGTCGCCGCCGCGGCCTCGGTCTGGAACGCCCACGTGACACCCGCGCTGGACACGCCCTTCCACTGGTTCGTGTTGACCGTCACCTGCTTGGCGATGCTCAGGAACGGGTTCCCGGACTCCTGCGCCGTCAGGATGATGCTGGGGTCGATGAACACCGGGATGCCGAAGCCGCCCGCCGTGGTCGTCCAGTCGCCCATCGCGCGGAACTCGTACCAGGCCTGGACGGCCCGGTTCTCCTCCGGCGTCAGGACCGGGTGGACGTCGGTGACCATCTTCATCCACGCCGACCGGTAGTCGTCGTTCTCGGTGACGAGGATCCGGCGGGCGGTGACCGTGTCGCGGCGGAGCTGCTTCTCCACCTGGGTCTTCTGCGCGTCGGACAGGTCGCCGGCGTCGCGGGAATCCAGGATCCGCAGCGCCTTGTCCCGGGCCTCCGGGTTGGTGAGCCGGCGGGTGTCGCCGGCGGGGTCGTCGAGGCCGTACCGGATGTTGGCCATGGCCTGCTGCACGACGGCGGGCCGGCGGCGGAACACCTCGGCGATCTTCGTGTGCTTGTCGAGCCGCTCGACGATCTCGGTGCGGAGGTCCATCCCGACGTTGAACGCGGACTCCTCCTCGTCGGTCAGGTCGCGGAGCTCGCCCTCGTCGGACTGGTGCAGGCTCCGCAGGTGCGCGTCGAGCACCTCGAGCATCTTGCGGAGCTCTTCGGGGGTGCGGCCGCGGAGGTCGTCCATGCTCTCGGGCATGAACCTTTCTACGTCTTGCTCGTTGTCAGGCATGCAGTTGTCTCCTCATGCGCCAGGCGCGGTCCCGCAGGGCCGCTCTGCTAGTGGTGGGGGTTGACGGCCCGCCGTTTCCTGGCTGCACGTCCGTGCCGTCACCGCCGGGGGCGCTCCGCGCGCCGTCCCGCCCGGTGAAGTCCTCGGGGAGCGGCAGGCCGGCCGCCCGCATCGCGTCCTCGAACGCGGGGGTGTCCGCCTGCCGCAGCCGGTGGTAGAACTCGTCGGTGGCCGACCGGACCCCGGCCGAGGCACCCGGGTTCGCCGGGAACGTCACCGGGCCGAACTCGAACACCTTCATCGCCGTGATGGTCCGCTCCGGGAGGCCGTCCGGGTTGCCGTCCGACCGCTCCGGGTGGTCGTCCCACTCGTCGCCGGTGACCCGCATCCGCATCGACGCCCCGTACACGCCCGCCTTCAGGCCCGGGAGCAGGTCCCGGTTGTACGACGTGTCGAACAGCGGCACCTCGTACCAGGGGCCGTCGCTGCGCTCGTCCAGGACATCGATCGGGCCGAGCACCTTGTTGCCGATCTGGGCGTCCATCCCGTGGTCGAACAGGACCCGCATCGAGTCCTTGTTGTCGCGGATCGTGCCGGCGGTCGCGCCGGGGGCGACCCGCTCAAGGAAGTCGCCCTCCATCTTCGACGAGACCCGGTACCAGCGGCCGAACTCGGAGAACCGGCCGGTCAGCGTCCCCAGCGTCCCGTCTTCGGCGGGTTCCAGCTTCATCCCGGCGCCGGAGCGGACGACGTCCAGGTCAGGCGCGTGAGTCACGGCGGACCGTCCTTTCGCGTGGGCCTGCTTCATGTAGCCCGGCATGACCGCCTGGATGATGTTCGTGGTCAGCCCGTCGGCCGCGGTCGGCGGGACGCCCGCCTTCAGCAGCAGGTCACGCAGGGTCGTCCACTTGTGGACCGCCGCGGACCACTTCGCGAATCCCTCGCCCCTGGTCCAGTACTTCCACAGCTGCGACCCGTGGCCGTACTTCAGGTCAGACGCCCGGTCCTGGCCGTCCGGGTCTGCGCTCTTGGCCTCGCTGACCTTGTGGCCGTGCTTCGCCATGGCCGCCTTGATCCGGCCCTTGATCGCCGAGAGCTGCTCTGCGGTGTACTGGCCCGCGTTCTTCGCCTGGTTGATGTACGACCAGGCGGCCACCACCTTGTCCGGGCTCAGGGGGTACCGCTTGACGCCGGGCTTGCCTGACTTGCTGGCCTGGTTGCCGTCGGCGTCGAGGTAGCCAGGGTCGGCGTAGGTCACATCCCCGTAGGGCTTCTTCGCGTCGGCCCGGTCCGTGCCTGCCGGTTCTGTCCCGCGCGGCTTCTGCGCCGTGGCCGCCTTGGCGGGCGCCTTGGCGGGGGCATGCGCGGCGGTCTTGGCCGGGGCGTGCTGCGCGGCCTTCTTGCCGCCGCGGAGCGCCGCCGTGGTCTTCGGGCCGACCAGGCCGTCGACCACCAGGCCGTGCGACCGCTGGAACGCCTTCACCGCCGCCAGCGTCTTCGGCCCGAAGATCCCGTCAACCTTGAGGTTCGCGCCGAGCGCGTTGAGGCGGGCCTGCAGGTCCGAGACCCGCTTGCCGGTCTCGCCTTTCCCCACCGGGTGCTGATTGGACGGGGTCGGGCGGGTGTCCTTGCCCTTGGCGTCCTTGCCGCCGCTGCTGCCGGACGCGGCGGCGAACTGGCCCCCGGTCGCGGACCCGGCAGGCGCGTGAACCTTATTGAACCGCTCCACCCAGGTGTCAGCCATCGCCTGTCCCTCCTGCGCCGTCGGCCGGCAGTACCGCCGGGACCGGTGCCGCCGGAGTCCCCGGCAGGGCCGCCCCGGGCGGCTGAAGCTGAACGCTGAGCAGGCCCCCGTGCTTCAGCAGCGACACGTCCTGGCCCCGGACCGCCGCCACCGCCGACTCCGGCGTGAACCCCTCCTTGACGTACCCGGTGATCGTCACGGCCTTCACCGCCTCGATATCGGCGGCGTCCCGCGCGTCCTCCCGCAAAATGGGCATGTCGGCCGTGTCGAACCACAGTTCCGCGTCCGCCGGGACCTTCACCACCGGCGCCAGCGAGTTCGCCAGGTCCTGCAGCACCGGGTACACCCACGTGTCCGCGAAGTTCCGCCGCGCCGCCGAGAAGTTCCCCGCGTTCAGGCTCGACCCGGCCAGGCCCTCGCTGATGCCCAGCAGCGCCGCCGGGACCCGCGACAGCACCGACAGCCGCGTCTCGTTCGCGCCCTGCACCGCCTTCAGGTCCAGCTCGGCCAGGTTCGAGCCGATCACGGTGGCGTCGGCCCCGGCGGTCAGGTACAGCGTCCGGTACGCGTTCGCGACCCCGGCGTGCCGCTCCTCCATGTCGTCGACCAGCTCCAGGAACGCCGTCCGGTCCACCGCCGGGATCCCCTTCACCACCAGGTTCGGCGTCGCGCCCTGCTCGAAGAACCGGATCTTGTGCTCCGACGCGAGCCGGTCGCCCTGCATCTCCCGGATCGCCGGGGTCAGCCAGCTCATGCCCAGGCCCGTCATCTCCGGGTCTGGGAGCGGAGCCCAGTGCGCCATGTCCGCCGGGAGCAGGAAATGGGGCTTCCCGGCCCCGATGCCCCGGTTGGCGTACACGTAGCCGAGCAGCTCGGCGTCCAGCTCGCCGGACGGCCAGTCCGGCTCCAGCTGGGAGCCGTACAGGATCGCGGTCCAGTCGGGGCGCAGCAGCCGCAGGCGGCCCGGCTGCCGGTACGCGAACGCGTTCCCCGCCAGGCCGGCGTGCCATTCCATCCGGGAGACCAGCTCGCCGGTCGTCCCGTTCACCCACGGCCGCTCTAGCAGCGCCAGGTCGGGGTTGCCGAACGTGCGCCGGGGCGTCGCCCGGTGCCACGGCGGGTTCCTGAACGTGAAACGCGCCTGCGACAGCACCAGGGCGCGGACCATCTGCGCGGCGAACGCCGGGGGGCACGCCTGCAGCGCCGCCCGGTACCCCGGCAGGCTGTTCGCGATCTCCGCCGCCCGGTTCCCCGCCAGCGTCCCCGGCAGCCCCGTCCCGAACGGGTAGGACGTGTTGCCGTAGGCGAACGTCCCGCCCGACGGGATCAGGTAGTCGCTGATCCACGTGTCGATGCTGTACCGGGACTCGTCACCCCGGCCGCGGCGCGCACGGGCGTTAACCCGGTCAAGGACGCCCACAGATGGCCTCCCTCGACCGGTTTATGGTGCTCGCTGCCCGGCCTTGGCCGATTGCCAGCCTTCGATGACCGCGGAACCGCACCACGCCACCGCCAGCCACGTGACCGCGCACGCCTTGCATGCCAGCCAGCCGAGGCCGAACAGCAGCGACGCGATGACGACCAGGACGGCGCGGCCGGGACGTGCGTGCCGGGCGCGGTGCTCGATGCGGTCCAGGGGTATGCGCCCGGTGACAGATGTCAATGTGAGACCTTCCTCAGCGCCAGCTCCCGAAAAACGGCTGCGGCTGGGCCGTCCCGTGGGTCATGAACCCGTGCCTGGCCAGGGTGACCGCCTCCAGCGGGACATGGCAGGCCGTAGCGCCCCGCCACGACCACGCCCACGCGTCCGCAAGCGTCCGCGTCCGCGCGCCCCTGACCGCATCGTCGAGCGGACCCTGCCCCAGGTGCCGCCACCGGTCGTTCGTCACGTCATCGGCCAGCGCCCCGCACGCCTGCGCGTACTCCCTGGCGCCCGTCACCTGCAGCCGCCACTTCCCCGGCGGCGGGTCCTTCCCCGGCGCGGTCACCGCGAACCCGCGCTCGAGCAGCTCCTTGACGAACGCCCCGGCGGGACCCGCCGGATTCAGCACCAGCACGCACGGATCATGACGGACCGCGAGCTCCACCAGGCGATCCACCAGCCCCGCCGTGTCCGGCCGGATGGGCTCCGTCAGCTCACCGTGCCCCAGGCCGTCAGCGCGGCGGCCCGCCACCGCGATCGACGTGGCACCCGGCCACGGCGACTCATCGGACGCCACCGCGAACGCCAGCGCCACCGGCCCGCTGACCTGCGACCCCGGGTCCGCGCGGTCACTCCACCCGCCAGCCGCCATGCTCGCCCGCTGCCCAGACCGGTCCGGGACGTTCCCGTACGCCCGCGCGAACTCCGCCGGCTCCATCGACGCCCGCTCGCTGCGGATCGCGTCCAGCGTCACCGTATGCCGCCACCGGCCGCCGCCGCACCGGCACGGAGGGGCCGGGCACAACGCCGGCATGAACCCGTAATACGACGCCTCATCCTCCGGATCCCACCCGTCAGGAGCCGAATACTCGATATAGGCGATGCCGTGCCCGGAATCCGCCACGACCGCCACGCGGCCCAGCTCCATGTACCGGTTCAGGACCACCGACGCAGCCGTCCCCGCCGTCGAGCACAACAGCACCTGCGCATCGGCGATCGTCAGCATCGACGGCCCCAGCCCCTGCTCACGGCGGCTGTCCGCGTCATGCCAGATCTCGTCCAGCACCGCCTGGTGCAGCGTCTTGGAATGCCCCGACGATGACGACGTGGACAGCAGCCGGATCAGCGAGCCGTTGGTGAACTTGATGTACTCGTTCCCCATGCCCTCGTAGATCCGGGATACCAGCGGTTTCAGCGCCCTCGACCGGCGGATCAGCGGGAACAGCTCATCCATCCACTTATCCCGCGCGTCCTTGCCCGACTGCGCGGTGAACGCCGACCGCTGCGGCTGCTCCCAACGCGGAGACAGGCACCGGCTGATCTGCCAGGACAGGTACAGCGTCGTCTTTCCCTGCTGCCGCGGCACCGTGATGAGCACCTTGCGGTACGCCGGCAGGCCGGTCCGCTCGTCGATCTCGCACCCGACCATCGCGGCGTCACGCTGCCACGGCATGAACGGCTGCCCCAGCTTCGACGCGACCGACGCCAGCTCGCCGCCGAACGAATCCCGCTCAGGACGGCGCCTGGTCGCCCATTTCGGCGAACAGCTCGGCAAGAGCCGCGTCGGCGGAGCCGTCATCGTCATCCGCCGTCAGCTCCCTGAGCGCCTCCCGGTACTGCCGCCACAGCGCCGCGTTCACCGGGTCGCCGTCAAGCGCGTACGCCATCGACCGGAGCGCCTGCACGGCCGCGGCGTCGATCTTCTCGATGCGACCCAGGCGGCGCAGCTCCTTCAGCGTCTGCTCCAGCTGACCGCGGTTCGTGGTCCTCAACGACGCTCCCCGGGAAAACCGGCGCGATATGTAAATCGTAGATGACTGCGGCAGTCACGGCCGGTGATCTGCCCGTCGCGACCCCGCCCCCCTACCCTCCTGACCTGCGGCAATGCCACGGTTACCACCCTGGATGGTCACTGATGACCGGGCGGGTGGTCAGTGCCGGCGGTGGTGACGTCCTGCGACGAGCAGGATGACGA